TTAATATTATTAATATGAGCTAAAGTTATTTCACTATTTCCCACTACTGATCTGGCTGACATACTTCCGCCAGTATTATTATTGTTGTTATTATTGTATTTGACTGCTGTTCCAGCGGCTTGGAATGCGGTGAAAAGGGCATCACTTGTCATGTTGCGAGGTGGTTTATTGCCAATAAATTGACGAATAATGTCTCCATTTTCCCCTTTTAATCCCCGTTCCAATGCGGCGATACGAGTTGCATTGATCATTTTATATTGATCAGCTTTCTTGGCTTTCATATCTATTGCACCAGTTTTAATGCCAGGTGATAGCAATTCAGCATTTGCCAATGTGTTTTGTCTCAGATAAACAAAAGCCGCATCACCAATTGGTGCCTGTTTACCTTCCTCAACCAAAGCTGACACTTCATCCTCTACAGTTTTCTCAACTTTCTTTTCTTCGATATTATCGTCGCCAACAGTTGATGGTTCTGATACAGATTGGTTTGAATTTTCACTTGATAGATTACCATTATTCTGTTGACCATTATCATCAGATGTTTTAGCTGTATTTGTTAACGCATTAACCAAAGCGTCAATTTTACCGCCCAACCCTGTAATGGCATCCAGAATTTGCTTTTGCATGGTTTGGCCATTTTCTGTATTACCTTCACCTTCCTCTTTATCTTTAGGCATGATTTTTGGAGGTATTGGCTCCTGTCTTGTATTAGTATCTTGGTCAGGCACTTCACTTGCTCCTTCACGAATAGCATTGCCAAGGCTTTCAGCATCGTTTGCCGCAATAGCGTTCAATGCTTTCTCCGCCCATTTAAGTGGTTTAAAACCCATTNTTTTTTTCCTTTGAAAATTATGATTGTCTCCAATACGGACACCTCTGCCACCTCGTCCACGATCCACAATTGCAAGGTGATTACCAATCATGGATGTTTGTTTATAATGTCCTGGCTTACCTTCAATAGGTTCATATTCAGCTTCATAACCAGGACTTACCTCTTGCAATCTCTTACTTTCAACTGCATTCAAGGCATCTCTGCCTCTAATCACCAGATCAGCCAAGAGGTAATTATTTAAAGCATCCTCACCCTGTCTAATATTTCGAATGGTACCTTGTGTATATTCATTCATATTGTCAGGATTAACAAAAACAGGTGGATGTTGTAATGTTATTGGAGATGCTTCAAAACTTTCAATGACGGGCTGACTAAATAATAAATCACCATCACGATGAACAGTAATAATCCCATTTGGTGAATCAATAGGATCACCATTGGTATCCATTTGTCCGCCCAATTCAGAAATACCATATTCCATTGTTCCTGTTCTGGCGAAAGGAACATTTCTGCATAAGATACCTCCATCTGGCAAACGCTCACGCGTTATACCTTCCTTTCCTATCGTAAACACATCGTTTAACAAATAAGGTAAGGTATCTTTCATCTTAACTTTATTCATTTTTAATCTCAAAATTGAACCAGGGTAAAACACCTGCAATTAGGTAATGCACCAGCATGACCGGTTAGGTTATCCAATGTTGGAGGATCATCCCATTTAACAAATTTACCATTCATTGATTTATGGGAGGGTCTGGTACGTTTGTCTTTATGCGAACGCCATATATATCCAGGTGAGCCAATTTGCTCTGCCCTTGCTTTGGTAAGTGCAAAAGAAGCTTTATTCATTTCAGTTCTTGCAATAAGTCTGGCTCTTGTTTCAGTAACAAGACCTGATTTCATGATATCATCTTTAATCTGATCATATCTTTCACCGCGAATAAGACTTTCTTTTGCCAACCTTTGAATACGTTCAGCCGCATCTATTGGTAAAGAGGTTATGTAATGCACCTGTTCTTTTAAAATCTGGTCAAAAGCATTACTGATATCAGTGTTTTTTAACTCTTCCCTTAAACCAATCCCTATTTCATCTGCATATGTAAACCATTGTTTTTTATTTATCTGTTCAGCATTTTTAATAATGTTTTCTGCAATATTAACAGCCCACGGGGTTAGTTCATTGGCATAATTATGAAGAATACGTTCTATATTTGAAGGGTCTTTAAGTATTTTTTCAGGATCACCAATCCGTTCTATTAGCTTACCTATATTTACAGCGATTTTCCTTAAAGAACGTTCATATTGTAGAGAAGCTGACCTAGATGGACTGAACCTTGGTTTGTCCTGTCTTTTCATTATTATTTTCCATTATATGATTAGGAATACTTGTAAGATTAATCCTGTTCTCATCAATGGGCGGTGGATCATTTTTAGATTCTTCTATCAAATCTGGTGAAATTGTATCCCATGCACCATCTTCATCAGATTTTGCCTTTAATTCAGAAAGAGCTGTCTCTCTGGTTATCAATCCGCATTCAAATGCACTTATAACCATATTTGTTCTAGTAGATGCCAATTCAGCTTTTTCTTTTTCATTTAATCCCCATAATGAATTAAATCTGAAATCAAGAGTTTCTGGTGCTGCCTTTCCAAAAGTAGATTGATATAATAATTTTAAAATATTATGAACCGCACCTCTATACCCCTCCTGTCTCTGGGCAATTCCTTCCTGATATTGACGAATCTCGCTTTCACCAGTTGCAAAACCAGAAGGACTTTGTCCCATTAAACGAGTTAGGGGTATTTGGAATGCACCACTCAATTGAGCGGAAAACTGCATTAATATTGAATCCAGACCAGTAAATGCATATGTTGAAACTTCAAATTCATCTTTTGCATCCAGACAGGTCAATCCTTCATTGGATTGCAGTGATCTTATATACTCAAGTCTTTTATATAAACCCTCCACGGCTTTTTTATTACCGCTACCAATAACCTCAGATAAATTATTGAGCTTTAAAGTTCTTAATCTTGCCTGATAGACAAGTTGTGCGGCTCCCAATGTCGCACTATCAAATGCGGTAAGGATATCGAAAGCTCTCTCTACAACAGACATCCCCCATCCGTTTTCTGTTTGCCTGGAATAAGGTGGCAATTTAATGCCATCCATCCGTATTACACGTGTATAATGAACTTTCCTTCCAGCATAAACCCAACCACCTGATATCTGTTCAAAACTTGGTAAAATATCATACCATTCAGGATAGCCGTAATTTCCACCAAATTTATGAACTGTTTGAATAAGATTTTGATTAACAACCCAACGGTCTAATGGGAAAATACCCTTGAACTGATCCTTCCCAACCGTTTCCATATTTAATGGAGTTTCCGGATTTTGACCATCGATCATTAAAATACCGATTGAACCGCCATATAACCTTGCCCATTTTATTGTTTCGCCAATTGAAGCCCATATATTTAAATTTGAAATTTGAGACTGTATAGCCGCCAATTCATTTGGATCATCCAAACCAAGGATATCAATTCCTGCACGTGTCATATCATCAGCAACACAGTCAACCGCATTGCCAATAACCCATGAACCACGATAAATACTATCTAAAAGAGCCCTGTCACGAGTTACAATATTGTAATTGTATCCACTTCCTGATGAAAGATTTCTTTGATGACGACCTGTTCTTGTTAATGGATTAATATAGCCATCATTAACATTGGATTTGGATTTTGATTTGGATCCTCCTCTATAATTTCTTTTTATTTTCACCATATTAAACCATCTGCCATACGTTCATAAAAAGCGGTTATATTTTCTTTAAGACATATTTGTTCAAATGCCCCAGAAGAAGCATCAATCTGGTCATCATGCGATCCACTTGGAAAAGCTGCCAATTCATCAATATAAGTCCTGTTCCAGTTCGCTCTTAGCAGGGACACGTTTCCTATATTAACCTGTGATGCAAAAGGATCTGCTCTTGTGGCTTTATCTCCGGTTTCCCTGACAGCCTCAATTTTATAACCTGAAAGGATTTTTGCATAATATTGCGCTTGTGCCACACCGGCCTGTCCTGGGTCTTGTGGGATAACAATCTTAACATCATAACCATCCTGACTGGCGACAGCCTTGACTGTTTTTTCAACTTCATCAGGCAAGCCACGCAATCTCACGATATCAAGAATGGTATATCCTCCATCCGTATTACGTTGCATTTTAACGCCGACAGTCCAATCAGGATCGTATTTTCCAACATCTTTTGAGGCGGCAAAATCCCACCGCCTGACAACTTGAGAATTAGTAGGAGCCGCATCAACAATATTTAGCATATTTACTTTGAAAATTGATCCAGTTGATAGCGTTGGTTCACCTTGATACAAAGCTGACCAATCACGTTCACCGACTGCCTTTTTNATTTGCTCCAACTCTTCTCGATTATAGGCTTCCGGCCATAAAGGATCGCCGATATTTCTGTTTAATAAATCATTACTATCATTTGCAATAGCTGGTAAATTAATAACCTCCCATTTTTCACCAGTACCATTATTCATTTCATTCAATAATCTTCCTGATAAATCATCAACATGCCAACGTGTCTGAACGATAATGATTGCCCCACCAGGCATAATTCGTGTTCTTAGAACTGACTTGTACCAATCCCAGACATTTTCACGCATCACTTCGCTTTCCGCATCTTGCCTATCCTTAACAGGATCATCAATTATTGCCAGATGCCCACCGTAACCAGTCATACTTCCACCGACACCTGCTGTTAGGAAAACACCACCTTTGTTTGTTTCCCATAAATCCTTTGCCTTACTGTCGGTTGCAAGTGTCACATCAGGAAATAAACATTGAAATTTATTTGAAGCCACCAAATTACGAACATCACGACCGAATTTATCCGCAAGTTTAGCTGAATAGCTTGCCGTAATAATTTGTTTTGAAGGATTGCGTCCCAAAAACCATGCAGGAAACCTTTTGGAAGCAAGTTCACTTTTTCCATGACGCGGTGGCATGAAAACCATCAGGCGATCAATTTCACCACGTTCAACTGCCTCAAGCTTTTCACATAATAAATGATGATGTTGACCTATGTGATAATCATGTTTTGTATATGTAGTAAAATCAATCAAGTTCTGCCGTGCAAGCTTTCGACATGACAGTTCTCTAAGTATCCTCTTCTTCGCTAACTGTCTCTTCTCCATCCTCGATAAGTCTATTAAGCTCATCGTCACTCATTTTATCCAGTTTAACTTGATTT